AAAGGTATGTTAGCTTCTCTGTCCTTTCGACCTAACACTCCCTGAGATCAAAACGATTAAGCACTCTACTCCTGGACCCTTTTCAAAGTTCTCGCCATGGACAGACCTTCGCACGACGCCCCGCCTTCTGACGGAAGTTTGCAAGCCGGCTTCCAGATTGACCCTTCTCTCGGGTTTGAGGAGATGGCACGTCAGGTCTCGGCCTTAGGTGCGTTAGCAGGGAGCCCGACACTCTTCTCAAAACCTCCTCTTCGGGACCCGGAGACCCTCGGCAAAGAAAAAGACAACCGGAACGATCCTCCTCCTTCAACTCCGTTAACCCGGTCTCGAGGACGAGGCGGTCGACGCTCCAAGGCTGCAAGAGGGGGAGGAACAGGCACAAGGGCAAATCCTGTCAGGGATAACCAGCTCGAGAAGCTTACAGCAGCTCTAGCTGAGGTCGATACCGATGATGGAGTTCCAATTCCCGACACTGATGCCCTGACGACAAAAGAGGTTGACGCTATCTCCGCACGGTCCTCCAGAATCGAAGAGACAATGGAAGAGCATGATCTTCAGCTTAAGACTGCCGGCGTGCGAATCGCAGCGCTGGAGACAGAGAATTCTCTTCTAGTCGGGAAGATCAATGTGCTATCTCAGGAGATCTCAAAGATAAAAGAAATGCTTCCAGGAGGATCTCTCGACCGTGGAAAAGCAACTGCTCCTCAGATGCTCAAGAGCAGCACTTCTGCTGTCTTTAAGACGGTTGCAAGTTCTCACCAGAATCCGGCTCCTGCTGGACCCCTTGCTCCAGACACAGGGGCCTCTCAGCTGCCGCGAGTCGACCCTGACCTGGGTAGCAGACCAGTGCCTAAGAGGAAATTCCTCGGGTGATTATGAAGATGGTGAGGAGGAACTCAAGTACGTGGAGGAGAAGATCAAGGGATGCGCCCTGGATTGAGAGGCTCCGAGGGGGGCATTCCACTCCTTTGGCAGGGGTACCTTGGTCAGAGGTAAGAGACTGGTAGTGTTCGGCCAGCTCATGGGGCTAGAAGTGATTTAATAAAAAATCGAGAACACAGAGACACCATACAAGGCACCTTCTGATAATCCTGCTCTGATCTCTGCACCCCGACAACGAGCATGGACGCACTCAAGAACATCAGCGCTTTCTCTCCTACCACCGGTTTCCAGAAGAGCAACAAGGCAGCTCTCGCACCAACATCTTTCTCCGAACGTGTGCAGTATTACTCTCTAGCGGAGAACGCAGCTGAGGAAACGCGCCTTGCCCTGTCCAGGTATCTTGCCTACTGCGGGACGTCGGAGGGAGGTGCTCTCATGGCATGGAAGACATGGATTGTGACGTGGGCATGCCTAGTTACTCCTGCCTTTGCCCAACGGCTGCCTTCTACCAGCTACCGTAAAGTGGAGATCACGGCACCTCAATCAACAGGTCTCTTGACCACGATCTCTCAGCTACAGGCAGCTCTTGACTCAGAAGATCGTGCAGCGGTGGACACCGCATCACAGGCTCTCAAGGCACTAGGATCATTCCCTCTGCTTCCGCGCATCAATCCTGCTGCCGACCTTGGATTAGGGAATGGGGAATGGATAGGCAAAGTGGCGCTGTGCTATTACTCTCTTGTCCTGTTCTTGGCTGGCAAGCGCATCGAGGGGGATGATCATTCTCAGATCACCGACTTGAGGCCAAAAGCTCTGAGAGGGAAAGCACACATCTCTGATACCCTTGATTTCCTGGAGGGGGAGCTTCGCATGAGTGACAGTGCTCATTTCCTAATCAACAATGCTTGGTCCGAAATGGGACAGCTCAGAGCAGTCGTGTTCACTGAGTATGCCGGGTATGACACGGATGATACCGACATCGCCAAGGACATCATATGGACCTCCATCCATCTGTTGAGGTATTCAGGGATGAGTCACGCTCTGATCACCTATAACTTCCTGCAGGCTTACCCCTGGGCCATCGACGTTCCGGCTCTCAAGACTTCCATCTCTATCTACATGTCCAGCTTGAAGAAGGCTGGAGAGGTCGACCAGAGGCTCTTTCCATTCCTGAAATTGATCTACGGGGATAAAGCTGGACTATTCCCAAGGAAAGAAATGGAGCCTCTTATTGCCTGCGCAGTTGATGCCCAGAAAGAGACTACTTCAACCCTCGCAGACTTCTACAGGAATGCCGCTTTCAACCCCGTGGTAGAAGCGTTCCGTGCAGAGATGGAAAGACGCGAGAACATCCGAGGGCTTGGGTTAGAGAGAAAGGAGAAGGAGCTCCTTGACTACTTTGAGGGGGATGGAAATCCGGGAGATGCTGGATATGGTGATAATGTGGAGGGTGGGAACGAGTGAGTTAATAGGCTGAGCAAAGAGTAGCTGGAAAAACCCCAACCCTGAAGAAGTTTTCCTATATGTCATTCTTTTGTTAAGTCTCACTGCGTCTCTCCATTTAAGAAAACCGAGAAAAAACTGAAAATCTCCCTCACAACCAGTCAGTTCCAAGGAGAAAACGCCCGAAATGTCGGTTAAATCATACCAGCTGAGGCTTAGAGAGGCTATCGACAAACTCTCGGTGTCCGTCAGAACGGCAAAGGAGTGGAAGCAAGTTGCTGAAAATCGACTGTCAATGATCTATCTCTTGGATAAAGAGATCGGAAATCACGTGACGGAAATGTGCAAGGTTGGGACAATCTTCGGGGTCGACCCCACGAATCCGAACCTTCCTGAAGCGTCCTTATCCCGGCTTTCTGGGGAGGAGGCGCTCGCAGCGGCAATGGAGAAGCTCACCGCCACAGCATCATTCACATCCAATCTTGTCCGGGAGGCTGCAGGCCTCCAATGCACTCTGGACGAGACACTCCAGATTGCAGTAGAGTCTTCTATGATCCAGCCTCCGATCCATGATCTCTCTCTCAAGGCCAAAGGGTACACTGAAGTCCGCACGTCATCCCCACTCAGCGCCGTATATGAAGAGATAGAGAACGGGTCCCCAGAAGCAGAATATCACGACCCGCCTCAAGGACCGGCTGAGGAAATCGAGCGTCCAGAAATGGACACAGCCCTGGTTGTGCGGAAGAGAGGCTTGTTTGACATCTGATCGATGCAGACAAGCGACAGAGGTGAGTTGAGGCTACGTACACACTTGCGGGAGGGAGAAAGAAAAAAAGAACGAGAATACAAGATCCTAAGCTTTAACCAAGACAGAAGGGACCTCCCTAAAGACAGCAACAACCAGATCTTGAGATGGCCCCTTCCGTTCGACGAACATCAGCAGGGAAGAAGGAATGGGTAAGGTCTCGACCCTCATCCTCTGACAGCGAGAAGCCCACCCCGGTGTTGACCATGCAAGGAATCCTGTCAAAAAGTACCGAACACAAGGCGGAACTCCTGCAGAGAGCAGAGCAGATCAACCAGCTCTGTGCTCTGGCTTCAACGGTCAGAGCTTTGGGAATCAAAATCCAGACGAAGAAGTTCCAGGCGAAGGATTTTGAGGATGTCAAGCCACCACAGATACACATGACAAATAGGGGGGGCTGTAACGAAGGAGTTGAGTTCATCGGGGATGTGCTCCATGAAACAAAGTCCATCCTAATTGAGCTTTGCCAAGAGAATCTGAGGCTCGGACGGGAAAATAGGGAGTTCAATACCATGATCCAAACACACAGCTCTATCCTTGACGACGGGGGGTTTGCACAAGCCCACGAAGACCTTAATGGTCCAAGTCTGGTAGAGTTCACATCTCGTCTCACAATTGTGGACGACGAGTGATAGACCAGCAGACTCCCCAAGTGCTCCATATCTCACACGTCACTGCGTTCCTTCCTTCTCTTTTCTCCCTGGAATGTCCTATAGAGACGACAGTGATTTAACAAAACCGAGATATACCAGACATATCTATCGAACCGGACCGTCACTGAATCAATATGGATCTTAACACTAAATTCATCAACACTTACCTGGATGCACCTATTATCCGGAATGAGCGAGATGCGTTCCTCAAAATCCTTCTTGATTTATCTTACAACATCAAGGTCGATGTTCGCTCCTCCACTAAGAGGAAGGCAGAATCTATGTTGAAAGAGATAGATGGAGATTCTTTCTCGGCATTAGACCCTGACAGATACCCATCCCTTGATGCAGAGCTCTCGCCAACAGACAGATCACACGAGATGCAGAGCGCAGGTCGCATGGGGAAGATGGTGTTTGATCAGGCCTCTAGAGGAGCAAGAGACATGGGGTCGCCCGCGGGACTTGGGGTTGACTTCGCCGAGATGTCGACTATCCCACACATAGCAAAGGAGTGGTATAGCAAGATGAGACTCTTCGAGGAGATTGTTCAGATAGTGGCAACATCCAAGGCACTGGGCAACAATGGCATGTGCCAGTGCCGGTCGGGGAATGTATTTTACCTTGGGGATGAGCATTTTGGTGTTATTAAGATGGACCACATCTCCGAATGGTATCTGGTGACATTCACGCAGCTGTTGATGTTTAAGGATATGTATTACGGGAGATTCAATGCGATTGCTGCTGCCTGGCAGATATACAGATCCCCACAGCTCATACAGTCTATAGTAGACTGTCTGGAGTGGTTTTTCAAATGTATTGCTGTCTACAACAACAAGGGATACGAGCTTGGCAAAGGGATTGAGCCTCTATCAAAGGCGAGCCTTATTCTGAAGACTGATAGCATTCTCGGACCAAATGGATCTTACGACACCCTCTTGGAAGACATGATCAAAAAAGAGAGAGAATGGGGGAAACAAGGGGATTTTCTCTCTGTGGAACTGGATGAGATCCTTCGGAAAAATTTAACACTACCTGAGTCTGTTGAGATATTCGGACTGCAGAAGCTCTCCGGACACCCTCTCATAGACCCATGTGTCGGAGGCAGGTCTGTTCGTGAGGAAGCCAAAAGGAAAATCAACTATAAGATGAGTGATGTGCAACGGGTCCGGAACAACTGTTGCCGGATCTACTTGGAGGGTTTCATCCGTAAGGAGCATAGATGGCCTGGTCTTTCATTTGATCGCAGAGCCAAAAGGTCAAAACTTTACCAGCTCTACTCACTGGAGGAGAGAAATATCAACAGATCAAGCTACCCTCTCGATGACTGGACGGGGGTTAGATTTGAGAAGCATCATGAATTTGACTACTACCCGAACTTCACGGATCTGATGGATGACAAATCCATCTCTTTTTACAGAGATGAGGCGGCGGCGACGTGGAACAGCAGAATGACCCCTCGCAGCCACAAGAGACTTCTTATGGAGATGCTCAAGAGACCGAATGTCAGCATATATGAGATCGTTGAGAGAGTCCGGCGAGGAGACATCCCGTTCTCTTGGTTCATTGTTACCTTATACCCTAAAGAGAGAGAATTCAAGATTGCAGCAAGGATGTTCTCGATGATGGTATTTGAAATGAGGGCGTTTTTTACCGCAACAGAGGCCAACATGGCAGAGAAAGTATTCCCGTACCTTCCCCAACAGACTATGACTCTCACCGGACAAGAGATCCAGGAGCTGTTTCATAAGATCACAGACACACCAAACTCTGAGGACCTCGAGCGTCTGTTTCTGGAGATCGATTTCAAACGGTGGAACTTGCGATGGCACCCTGAGGTGGTGGATCCGGTAGGCCAGGATCTTGACGACATGTTCGGGTTGCCCGGAGTGTTCACAGCCATCCATCATTTCTTTGAGAAATGCATGATCCTTGTGAGAGTTCCTGTATGTAAGCCAAAAGGAGTCGATCTGCCGGATCCTCCAGAATCCGACCTCCTGTTCTACAACCATGAGGTGGGGTTCGAGGGCATAGGCCAGAAGCCCTGGACTTTCCTCACTTATGGCATGGTGGATCTCGGAATTGGGGAGCTGACCCACCGCTATTACCTCATAGGGTCTGCAGACAATCAGATTGTCTTGATGTCAGTTGACTGTACAGGGGCGTTGGATCGTGTCAGTCATGTTAGGGATCTGTCTGAGAGGATCAGGGCTGGGATCTATAGAGAGAGTGAGAAGGTGGGTCAGGAAGCAAAGCCTGAGGAATGTCTAGCATCTACTAGTGTCATCACATACGGGAAGAAAGTCCACATCAATGGGGTGGAGTACTTCACTTCTGTCAAGGCCCATAGCAGAATCTTCCCCCACAATTCATCAGATTTTCCATCAATCGACGGATCAATAGGAGCGATCAGTGGACAATGTTTGTCTGCAGCGGAGCAAATGAAGGAGCCGATGCACTCATTCGCTTTATGGTGCTTCCATGCCTCCCTCTACCTGTACCGGATCAGGGAGACTGTGTTTGTGGAGACCAGTCAGCTGAGCTACAACTTCAGGGAGACTCTCACAGATAGAGTCATCTATGGATCATTGATACTTCCAGGAGACCTCGGCGGGACCCAAATTGCTCCTGTAACTTCATTCTTCTACAAAGGGGGAGCCGACCCTTTATCAAAGTCATACTCATCACTGAAGTTCTACCAATCAAGCTCTGGGCTTTGTCGCAAATTCATCCATGCCCTATCAACATCCGAATGGTTCGACCATAGTGTAGACCTAGACACTCTTATCGACGATCCATACGGGTTACCTCTGTCCAGACCTTCCACTGCCGAGAACTCAATCTATACTGCCAGTAAATCCAAAGTGAATGGGGTATCAAGGAATCATGCTATTCGTGAACTCACTGCCGCAAACATCGAGAAATATGAGAAGGACCTACGAACTGCTCTCAAATCTGCACGCCCTTTCAACCCTGTCTTGCTGTCGGACATCTTGGGGTGGTCTGTCGTGGGAGCTAAGGAAACAATATCCCGCATGTTCACCTCGACACGGACGATTCAAGCTCTTTTACAAGGTGACAAGTCCATATCAGTTTGCTCACGGATACTCTCCACAGGAACCGGCCACTTCCTGAATACCATAATGAGGATCTCACAGACCATGACCGGAGAGCGAAGGATAGAGTCTGTTTATTCTGATGTCAAGACTATGCGATCACATTGGGGAAAGACATCAGGAGTTGACATAGCGGGAGTGACATCATATGTGCCGTTTGATATGCCGTGGAAAGTCGGGGCCGAGCCAGACACCCGACCAGGCTTCAAATCTATGGCCTTGCCAATAACAGGAGGGTTCCCTTTTCATGAACGAGGTCCAGAGGAACCCTATGTGGGGAGAGCAACTCAAGAAAAAAGGTCAGAACACGGATACAAGATAGTGACTTCATCCGCACCGGAAAGAGCTGTGAAGAGACTAGCAGATATCGCTACCCAGCCGGGGGTCTCTCTGAGCTTTAAAAACCTGATATCAAAGGTGGCAAGATCTCGCGCTCTAGTTGACCTAAGCAGTGTTTACCCAGTCATTGGAAATGCGATTGGAGGCTCCATATCTCACCGGTACGCATCTCGGCTAGGACTCAGATCTGCAAACGGGTTAGGTACAGTTAGCTTCGCCTCCAAATGTTTCCTGGTGAATGACGATGCTCGGCCAATATCTGGAGGTGAGCACGACATACCTGTCATGGTGCAAGAGCAGATGGTGGCGGGAATCGCATTGCTCGGGATCAACCGGCGTCAGTTTTCTTCCTCAATCTACTGCACCATCTTCACCGACACAATCGATTGGGAGATCCTGCCTGACGATGTTGTTGATGTGACTGATCCCCGGGACCTCGAGAGCCCTTTCCTGTCTGGAAACATCCTCGCCACCGTTGATCATATCCTGCTGGAAAGGACTCATGGCCCATACTCCACCCCCTTTATCTCCCCACTTCCAGATGTCTTCTCAAAAAGATATAGTCCGATCTATGCGCTGCGCCGCCTCATTGGAAGAGCTTTGGAAGGATCACACAGTGCCTCGGCAATCGCCGATGTCGGTGCAGGAACCTTGCGCTTTTCTATGGATCTCCTTGAGCTGAGGGGGATAGGCCTAGAGGAGACTGCTAGGTCTGCTGCCCGAGAGATAGCGTTAACAGCAGTGGAAGCAATCTTCTCCAAGTCCCGGAGTGAGCTCCGATGGACACCTGCCCCGATGGTCACAACCCTCTCGGAAGCATTCTCAAGATCTGTCATCGGGTATTACCTGCATCCAAGCTTCCGTGAGGACCCATTCGTTGTTGACACCCTGCGCCCATCCTCTCTCAAGTACCAATTCTCTGGCTCCAATCCAATGCGACGTCTGAGGGATTACATCGCTCGTGAAGGGCTGAGCCTATTTCGTGTTCCATCAAGCCTTATATACACAGACAAAGAGATCATATTTGCTGATGACAAAAGTGGAACTTCGAGCAGAGTCATTGTACGTCGTTTTAAGGCCATTCTACTTCAAGGTGTATTAAGCGGGCAATGTCCAATGGAGACTGCTGTAAACATTCTTAGAGTTCAAATCCCGAAGTCTCTGAGATCTGAGCCTACTGAGGAAGGACGCCTTGCGTCGTTTTATCGGATGTGTGTTACTCTTGCAGATTGGGCTCAGGGTGTTGGCCTCCTGTTTCTGGCAGAACAGTTTGTTAGTCTGTATGGTGGTCACAGGATCCACATCTGCGGCATCCCTGCAGCTGAAGTGATACGTCTCTCGAGATCTGAGATTCTCTATGAGAGGCAATGTTTAGAGACGGGAGCTTTCCCTGGGCAGGTCATCGATCCATTAAGTGTGTGTGCAAGACGATCTTCCGCACTCGGAGCCCCCTCTCCCTTCTCACTCCTGAATGATGTCTCAGGTATTCACGAGAGGCAACGCCAAGACTTCGAGATCCACCGTCTTGCTGGGAGGGTACATGGACACGATTCTTCTGCGGGGTATTCATATGTACCCTTAGTTCCTCTCTCCTCTGGCAGGGTATGTGTGGTCATCGGATGTGGATACGGATCCGGTCCAGCTCTGCTCCTTAAGGGAGGGGCTGCCATGGTTTTCGGGCTTGACTTATGGTCAGACTGCGAGGAACGATGCACAATCCTTCCAATGGCTCCTCCCCCAGCTATCCTTCATACCAAAACCTCACGCCTCTTTGTGAGAATACCTACACGCCCTGAGGAGACAGGGAACATCACATCCCCAGCGACTGCTGGATTGGTCAATCGCCATAGTGGGGAGGGATCCTTGTACGTTATAGATGTACCTATTCGGACACCAGAAGACATGATCAATACGCTCAACACCTGCTCCCTTCTCAGAGGAACCTCCCAGGTACTGATACGGTTGCTAACTCGAGTACATGCTCTACAGCAAGCTTACTGCTGTTTAGAGGAGTCGGGATTGTCGCCCTCAGTGTACGGGGTATGCTCTGATGGAGTGATGATTGAGGCTTGGGTAGAGATTCGTGTACCCCAGGTTTTTATCCTGAAAGGGTGTATCTCCACATGTGACATTGACGTCAGCGGGTGTCCAGAGGAGTATCCTGACTTGTCAATTCTTGGTGGGGGAACCAGAGACCTGCTTAGAGTGATTGAAGGCCCCTACGAGGGACTTAGCACACAGAGCCTGGAGGCAGGTGTCTTAAGCCTTGGAGACACAATGTTGATGTCTGTGGGGGACCTGGTCCACAGATTCACCTACAAACAATGGACAGAGGTGATACACATATTAGTTGCGAGAGAGGTCATTGATTCTGGAGATAGAAGAGCACGCATCCGTGACATCATTCGGAATGACATCATAACCGTCCGAATCGGGGATCATGTCGTCCCTGTCCAGGTTAATAGCTCTCTTCGTCTTCTGCTGACTAAAACCGTGTCTAGGCTAGGAGAGCTCCCATTGTAGTCTCTGGCCCAATAGAGACATTGATCGATTTACAAAAAAAGCTGGGGGAGCAAATAGATATTAATTTCGAACAAGAGGACAGGGGAGGAGAATCCAACAATCCAACCCGACCTCTCACACCCACCACCCCCTGGGATCAAAAACACCGAAGGGGTAGTGACCGATGTTGCCAACAGGAACCAGACAGTCGAAAAGACGACCAACCCAGCGAGGAGAAA